CTATCCCCAAAACTCGACAAGTTCGTGCGGAAGGATGCTAAACTCTACAACTTTCGTTGCCCTATCTGTGGCGACTCTCACACAAATAAATCCAAAGCACGAGGGTACATCTATGAAAAGAAGGGTGGACTCTATTTCCGTTGTCACAACTGTGGCGCATCTATGTCCTTTGGTAACTTCATCAAGCACGTTGACCCGTCACTGTACAACCAATATGCACTAGAAAAGTACAAAGAAGGTGGTACTGGTCATGGTAAGGTTTCCGAAAAAACGCCAGAGAATTTATTCGATTTTGGCGCACCAAAATTTTCGAAAAAATTATCCCAAAAGTCCAAACTGGCAGGTCTTTGTCGTATAGATAATCTATCCACTGAACACAAAGCAGTGCGATATCTCAGTCAGAGAAAAATTCCAGAGTCAAAATACAATAGACTTTTCTATGCTCAAAATTTCAAAGAATGGGTAACCACTCTATCGGATAGGTATACCAATCTACCCGATAAAGAGGAACGGATTGTTATTCCCTATTGGAATGAGGATGGCGAGTTATTTGCAGCGCAAGGTAGGTCTCTAGACCCCAATAATTCTATGCGCTACATAACTGTACGTTTCGATGAAGAAACTGCCAAGATTTATGGATTGGATATTTGGGACAAATCAAAAGAAACTATAGTGGTGGAAGGTCCTTTGGATAGCATGTTTTTGGACAACGCACTCGCAATGGGTGGCGCAGATGTACCGTATGACATGTTCAACAAAGACACTACAATATTTGTCTACGATAATGAACCAAGAAATAAGGAGATTATTCAGAGGATGGAGAAAACGATAGACGCTGGTTTTCGTGTCTGTTTCTTCCCCGATATTGTAGAACAAAAAGATATAAATGACATGGTTCTTGCAGGTGCAACGTCAACCCAACTTATGACGATAATCACAAAGAATACATACGGTGGACTTTCCGCAAAAGCAAAAATTGTTAGTTGGAAGAAAGTATAGAGGAAGATGAACGAAATGAATCCAAGAGGAATTTTAGTAACAAAAAGAGATGGAACCAAAGAACCACTAGACCTAAACAAATTCCATAAAGTGGTTATGTGGGCATGTGAAGATATTGCAGGTGTATCTGCATCTGAAATCGAAATCAGAAGTCACATTCAATTCTATGACGGTATTAAAACAAAGGATGTTCAAGAAACATTAATCAAAGCAAGCGGAGACCTAATCTCTGAGTCTACCCCAAACTACCAGTATGTTGCTGGTCGGTTAATTAACTATGCGCTACGCAAAGAAGTTTACGGTGGTTTTGAACCACAAGACTTTCTAACTATCGTTAAGCGAAATGTTGAGAACGGTAAATACGACAAAGAAATTCTGACCCTCTATACAGAAGACGAACTCAATGAACTAGGCGCATACATCAAGTACGACAGAGATAACGATTTTACCTACGTTGCAATGGAGCAAATGCGAGGCAAGTATCTCGTGCAAAACCGTGTAACCAGAGAATACTACGAAACCCCTCAAGTCATGTACATGATGATTGGTGCGACTCTATTTGCAAGTTACACAGAAGACCGTCTACGTTGGGTTAAAGATTTCTATGATGCGGTATCGACATTTAAGTTGTCTCTACCAACACCCATCATGGCAGGTCTACGCACACCAACTCGCCAATTCTCTTCATGTGTTTTGATTGAGAGTGATGATTCACTAGATTCAATTAATGCGACAACTTCCTCTATTGTTCGCTACATTTCACAGAAGGCAGGTATCGGTGTAAACGCAGGTGCTATTCGTGCATTGGGACAACCAATTCGCAATGGCGATGCTATGCATACTGGATTGATTCCATTTTTGAAGTTGTTCCAAAGCGCAGTAAAGTCATGTTCACAAGGTGGTGTTCGTGGTGGTGCGGCAACAATCTACCTACCAGGTTGGCATTTGGAATTCGAAGACTTGGTGGTTCTAAAGAACAACAAGGGTACAGAGAACAACCGTGTTCGACAAGTTGACTACGCATTTCAGTTGAACAAGTTGATGTACACTCGCCTAATCGAAGGTGGTGACATTACTCTATTCTCACCTGATGAAGTACCAGACTTGTATCAAGCATTCTTCTCAGACCAAGATAAGTTCGCAGAGTTGTACGAAAAATATGAACGTTCACGCACAGTTAAGAAGAAGACTATTCCTGCATTGGAATACTTCAACATGCTTATGACTGAGCGTAAGGATACTGGACGTATCTACATTATGAACGTTGATAACGCTAACACTCATAGTTCTTTCGATGAGACACTTGCACCAATCAAGCAGTCAAACCTATGTTGTGAGATTGACCTACCAACCAAACCGTTGAATGATATCAACGATGAGGAAGGTGAGATTGCATTGTGTACTCTATCTGCAATCAATTGGGGTGCATTCAAACACCCAAGTGAGATGGAGAAGACTTGTGAGATTGCGGTTCGTGCATTGGATTCGTTGTTGGACTACCAAAACTATCCTGTCAAAGCAGCAGAGATTGCAACCAAAAACCGTAGACCTCTAGGTGTCGGTATCATCAACTTTGCATACTTCCTTGCGAAGAATGGCGTGAAGTACGATGAATCTGCATTCGACTTGGTTGACACATGGGCGCAATACTGGTCATACTACTTGATTAAAGCAAGTGTAGAACTTGCAAAAGAAAAAGGTAGTATCCCCTTGACAAACGAAACGAAGTATGGTAAAGGTATTCTACCAGTTGATACTTACAAGAAGGATGTTAACGAACTACTAGAACACCAAGATAAAGTGGATTGGGAAGGATTGCGTGAAGAACTAAAAGTGCATGGAATCCGTAACAGTACACTCATGGCATTGATGCCCGCAGAAACTTCTGCACAGATTTCTAACTCAACGAATGGTATCGAACCCCCTCGTGCGTTGGTATCTGAAAAGCAATCAAAGGATGGCGTGATGAAACAAGTTGTCCCTGGCATTCACCACTTGAAGAACAAGTACGATTTGCTATGGGAACAAAAATCCCCAACGGGTTACATCAAGTTGACTGCGATTCTACAGAAGTACATTGACCAAGGCATCTCAGTAAACACTTCATACAACCCTCGTATGTTTGAAGATGAGAAGGTACCAATGTCTGCACTATTGACTGACCTGCTTACATGCTATAAGTATGGACACAAGCAGTTGTACTACAATAACACTTTCGATGGACAAGGCGAAATTGAAATCAAAGACGAACAACTGCCACAAGGCGAACAAGATGATGATGGCGTGTGCGATTCATGCACAATTTAAAGAAGGATTTATGATAAATGAGCAAATCAGTATTTGATAGCAACAATAAAAAAGGGCATCTAGAGAAAACGATGTTCTTTGATGAAGCAGTTGATATTGCACGTTATGACCAGGTTAAATATTCTCAGTTTGAGAACTTCACAGACAAGCAGTTGGGTTTCTTTTGGAGACCCGATGAGGTTGACTTGGGTAAAGACCGTAAAGATTTTGGTGACCTAACTGACCATGAACGCCACATCTTTACATCAAACTTGAAGAGGCAGATTCTACTAGATAGTGTACAAGGACGTTCACCTAACATGGCGTTTCTACCTGTTGTGTCTCTACCTGAACTAGAAACTTGGATTGAAACTTGGTCGTTTTCTGAGACTATACATAGTCGTAGTTACACACACATCATTCGTAACGTTTACCCAAACCCATCTAAGGTGTTTGATGAAATCACAAGCATTCAAGAGATTCTTGATTGTGCGGAAGATATCTCAAAATACTATGATGACTTGATTGAACTTTCAATGTGGTACCAGATGCTTGGCGAAGGTTCCCACACAGTAAATGGTAAAGAAGTTGTTGTTGACTTGTATCAACTCAAGAAAGCACTATACAAGACCATTATGAGTGTGAACATTCTTGAAGGTGTCCGTTTCTATGTCTCGTTTGCATGTTCTTGGGCATTTGCAGAATTGAAGAAGATGGAAGGTAACGCAAAAATTATTAAGTTGATTGCTCGTGACGAAAACGTTCACTTGGCATCAACACAACAAATTCTGAAATCTATCATCAAGGATGACCCAGACTTTAAGAAAATTGCAGATGAGTGTCAAGATGAGTGCATCAAAATGTTTACTGATGCAGTCGAACAAGAAAAAGAATGGGCAGAATATTTGTTTAAAGATGGGAGTATGATTGGACTGAACAAAGAACTACTATCCGATTACATCGAATGGATTGGTAATCGTAGAATGCATTCAGTTGGACTTCCATCACCATACAAGGTGTCTCAAGCAAACCCACTACCGTGGACTCAGAAGTGGATTAGCGGCGCAGAAGTACAAGTCGCCCCACAAGAAACTGAAATCACTTCCTATGTTATTGGTGGCGTTAAGCAAGACGTAAGCACAGATACATTTAAGGGAATCAGTCTATAATGACAATAGAAGTAAAAGACTACCGTTGCGAAGGTTGCGGTAACGAATATAGCGTAAGGTATGACGCAGAGTCGGATTCAAAACCCGACTTCTGCCCATTCTGCGCTGATGAGGTAATGCAAGAACAAGAAGCGTGGGACGACATTGGTGTGTTCTACGAGACTGACGAAGACGAAGACGAATACGAAAATTAATCTATCATAAATAGTACACTAGACAACTTTAGGTACTATTAATGATACATGTAGGAATTGACTATAGTATGACTTCCCCTGCCATTTGCATCCATAAAGGAAAAGAGTGGTCATGGGACAATTGTCGTATTTCGTATTTAACAAAAACTAAAAAATTTGAGGGTAAGTTTGGTTCTTTCATAGGACACACTTACCCCGATTTTCTTTCACCCGAACAAAGATTCAACAACATATCAGAGTGGATTATAGATGTACTCACTGCCGCTGGTGGTGTGGAAATAGGACTCAACGCTGAATTCAAAGTTGTTATCGAAGGGTACTCAATGGGTTCAAAGGGGCAGGTGTTTCATATAGCAGAGAACACTGGACTTCTAAAGCACAAACTTTGGAATCACCGCATTTCTTTCGAAACGCCTGCACCCACCACCATCAAAAAGTTTGCAACTGGAAAAGGCAATGCACCGAAGGAACGTATGTACGAGTGTTTTGTATCAGAGACAGGATGTGACCCAGCGAAGGTGTTG